ATTTTGTCAGGGTCCACATTACCACTGATAATGCTGCGCTGCTTTAAATCCTTTGTCGTTATAAATAATGCTTTGCTTGGCATAGTTGTTAGTTTTTAGGAAATGCTCCTCTGTTAGGCATATCTTTTGGTGCGATTGGAACCTCATCAGGATTGTTTGGTGCTACATAGCCCTCAGACAATGCTTCTTCTTCGCTTACTCTTTCTTTCTTCTTATAGACTCTCTTCTCCCAGAAGTGATGACAGTTCTTTCCGCCCTTGTATTTAAAAAGAGAGTAATTCCTACCCTTGTGTCCCAGTTCGTTATTCACTCCTCTGAATGACATCTGATTGATGTCCTCTAATCTAAATACAATATCCTTCTCTGTTAAAGACTCCATCTTAGTGCAGAATATACGGCTGTCAGGAGACTTTCTCATTGGCATATAGGCATAGCGTACTTTGTAGCCTTTATTGTCCTGAGAAGACGTCTTAGAGGGTTTAGCGTCCTTCTCTGATACAGAGGCTAAGTCTACTTTCTCAGTAGATACCAATTCCCAGTCGTCAGAGATAACTTCACCAAAGTCTTCTAATCGTTCAAACAAGTCCTCAAACTCTTCGTCAGACAAGTCAGATAATTCTTCAGGCTCTTGCTTAGACAGCTTCTCACCCGTCTCTTCTTCTCTTTTAACCTTAGTAGCAATGTTGTCTAACTGCGTAAACTCAATAGGTTGTAGTGTTACAAAGTATAGGCTTAGGAAGACATTGTTAAAGCTAAGTATCTCTTCAAGACCTTCTATGATACCTTGCTGGAATGGACGTATAACGTAATTGTCCATAAGGATAGAAGCAGTACGCAACTCCTCTGCGTTGTTACCAAAGCCTGTGTTGTCTTTTATGCCCAATAGAATAGGCGATACGATACCGTGTCCAAGCATTATCTTTTCTCTTGCCTCATCAGCAAAGAACTGATACTGTGCGTGCGCATCAGGCAAGTGTATAGGCTCTATAGTAGCTCTATCTTCAGCAGAGTCATTAAAGGTAAGTACAAACTTACCTGCATTAGAAGACCCTGAGAACTTCTCGTATATCTTACGTTCTATTAACTCTTGAGTCTCTTCATTAGGGACTCCATTGTTAAAGTTAACCAACAAAGAGGGCTGTAAGCCATTCTGAATATTGTTGATGTGATAGTTTGCCACTTCTTCCTCCAGTTTAGCATACTGAAGACAGCCATTATAATCGACGGGAGCATAGTAATAAAATCCTGATTTGTATGGTTTAAAGACGTATAGTTCAATTAAATCTCCCCTGCCTCCGTTACCGTAGGTAGGAATACGCTTAGGTTTGTCAGACGGCTTTAGTTCTGTCCATTTAGGATGGTAGTAGTAAGCCTTAATCTTTCCGTCCTTAGCTTTCTCTGCTCTAAGGGTCTCCATAGGAAAGTGAACTACCTTAGTGATAGCAGTCTTGTTTTGGTTATATATAACCTGTACAGCGCCCTGCCCCAACAGCTTGTAATCACCCACTACCTTGCGCATACAAGAAGCTTTGAATAACAGCTTCATCTTGGCATACATCTCAGGCTTCTCTCTACTGTCTAAGGCTTCTAATCCTCTACCGTATATCATATCGCTGATACCGTTGATACAACGAGAGTTGGTAGGAGAACCCATATAGCTGTCAATTAACGACTCAAAATAATCCTTGTAGTCGTCTCCTGTAAGATACATTACCCAATCCTTTCTGTCGTCTTCTATAACTTCAGGCGACTGGTATCCGCTAAGGTTCACCACTCTGATGCTGTCCTTATATGTTTTTTTGTTTAGATGTGCGCTATTTCTTGCCATATTACAATACTATGTATTCGTCATCGCCATCATCATACGATTGGTAAGGCTCTGTGTAAGTGAATACTTCTTTCTTATCTGTTTTAGTAGTGATGTACACTAAATCTCTATACAGGACATCTGAGTCGGTGTATAGTTCCAATGTATATATCTGGTCCGCCTTCAGCGTAATGGTAGGCGTCATTGTAATTATAATGTAGTTACCGTTGCCTGATGAGGTCCAAGCAAATGTTACATCGTCTTGCTGTATATTAGTACCGTTCTCTGTTAAAGACAGCGTAGCTAAGTTAAGCGTGCCCTCACTAAAAGAGGAAGGTATAATGCTAAACGCTTGAGGCGTTTGTATGGGTCTTAATTGTATCACAATAGGATAACCAAAAGCACTATCTTTTGTTTTTTATTGGCGTTTATATAAACGAAAAAAGCAGCCTTACGGGGCTGCTCTTTCTAACGAAGCACTTCTAATTATTCTGCTGCACCGTCCTCAATAGTAGGTCCATCTGTACCTGCTTCACCTAAGAAGTTACCTGTAATAAGGTTAGCGGGCATACGCTCCATAGCGGTAAGAGTTAGGGTGTAACCTGAAAGGTCTCCCATTGCAGAACCTGTAACGATAGTACCTCCTGTAACGTCAGCACCGTGCTCTCTTCCTACTAAGAAAAAGACAACAACTTAATTTGGTAGTTATCTTTTTTCGACAATGTTGGTAGGGTAAGTTCTAATACCTGCTCGAAAACAGTAGTACCATTCTCTCTTGAAGACTGGATATTTTGGGTTAAAGAAGAAGTTCCTTTAAGCGCATACTTGTAGGCGTCTTCGGCAGCAAATTCTGTAGCAGCTACAGTGTCTTGTGAGCCATCAGTAGTAATCAAATTGGTGTCTACTCCGTAATTAATGAAGTAAACATTCTTCAGACCACCTACTTGGTCCTTACAAGGGAGCAATCTTCCATCTGATAAATCGCAACTCATAATATTTGTTTGGTTTTATTAAAAAAGGGTAGGCAGGCTCGTTAAGGCTCACCTACCCCTTTTTTGTTAATTAATCAGTTATTAAGAGTAGATTACTACGTCTTCTAATACACCTATTTCAACACCTGCGGTTGCTCTCATCACCATACGGACGTTCTGCGAACCGTCAATTTGAGCCATATCAATAACCTTAACTTCGTTGTGGTCAGAAAGTAGACCAGTACCGAAGAACAAGTTAGACTTCTCAGCAGCAACGATGTTGTTTGAAGGAAGACCGTTAGCAACAAAGATTTTGATACCGTCAAAGGTAAGACCTCCACCGTTGTACCATTGAGTACCGTTTCCTCCGATACCGTTAGCACCTACGTCAGTGATAGATACGTTAGCAGCAGACGCTTGAAGAGTTACTGTAGAGAATCCACCAAGTGCACGTACATAAGCACGAGCTACGTTCTGAGGAACATAGATAAATAAATCCTCTTTACCGTAAAGAGTGTTTGGAATAGCGTCAGCTACTTTACCAAGCTCAGTGATTACGTTGGCAGCAGTGATAGTAGTTCCATTTATCTCTTGGTCGTTAGGAATAGTAGCAGTAGCGTTAGCCAACTTGTGGATAAATCCATCAAACAAAGTGTATCCAGTAGAACCGCCTACTTCACCATTCCAGATAGTGTTCTCAATAGTCTCAGCAACTTTAGCAGCAACTTGTCCGATTAGGAAGTCTGCGAAAGAAGGAGGAAGTTGGTCGTAAGCAGAGAAGCCCATTTGGATAGCCTCCCAGTCAGAACGGAAGTCTTTCTTACAAAGTTGCAAGTTAACTTGTAGTTCAGTTGGAGTAAGGATTCTCTCGGTAAGAGTTACCTTATCAGCAGAAAGCGTAAAGTCACAAGTAGCAGCAGTAAGAGACTCAGTTAAGTCAAGTTTCTTAATTACCTCTTGGTATTTTACGTTAGGCTTAATGGTGATAGCACCTTGAGCCAATGTGTTACCTGATAAAAGAGCGGCAGAGATATACTGACCAGCAAATTCACCAGCATAAGTTGTAGTCAACGAGTCGAGTGAGTTGTCTACGTCAGATAGGTTTAATTTTCTCATTTTAATTTACTTTTTTATTTGATTTAGTTGTGCAAATACTCTGTCAAGTGTAGACATCGGTCTGTTTTGAGCCAAGCGGATGTTTGGTCTAACAGCAGTTTCTACTTCAGGCGTGTGAGCGATAGGCTCAACAGGAGACTCGGCAGATAGTTCTACAGGCTCTTGTTTAGATAGCTCTTGAGGAACTTCTGTTTCCATTTCCTCAGAACCCATCTGGTCCATAATCTGCTGGTACATAGCTTTCATTTCAGCTACGGCAGCTTCTAACTCTTCTTTAGTAGCATACTTCATCTCTTCAGAATCGTCAGCTACTTCTTCAGAAGGCATTTCTTCTTCCATACCCTCTTTGTCTTCGTAAGCCAGTTCTGTTGGCTCAGTAACTTCCATCTCGTTTACTTCCTCTTTTGCTACTTCGGCAGTATCAGAAGAAAGTAAAACCGACTTCAGCTTCTCTACGATTTCGGTTGCTTTCATAAATTCAATTTATATTTAGTTAACTATTACTTACTTAGTGTGTTGTATTTTGGTGAATGTCAAGGGTTAAATTCGTCATTGGCTACTCCGTTGATTAGTCCAATACCCTGATTAATCATATTGCCCTTGCAGCATTTTCTGCTGTAGGTGCCATCAGGACACAGACAGGCTCTCCTTGAGCCTCTTGGGCTTGTTCTACTTGGATTATATCTTCCTGCCTTCTTCATCTACCTTGTGCTCTATAGGGCTTTTTATAATTCTTAGACGTCTTGTTTGCGCTCGTCTTTGTTTTAGCCTGTACACCCTTACGGTTTACCTTAGGCTTTCCTACCTTAATTGATACGGTCTGTTTAGCCATCTAATTCGTCAAGCCCTTTAAGTTTAGACTCTACCCAATTCTTCATAGACTTACCTCCCCATAGCAAATAGCTAATTGTACCGCAAGCCTCTGGCTTTGCTGGGTCGTAATATGTTTCTGCTCGGCTTAGGTAGCTGTAGATTCTCTTCAGTGTTGGTAGTGTGAACTTCTCTTTCCGTACTAACTGCTGTGCTCTTACTTTTCCGACCTGTGTAGCGCATTTGTTGCCTAATTCCTCATTGCGTTTGATGCCTAATTTAGCGTTGTTTGATGCAGAGTCAGGATAGCCTCCATAAGACTCCAACTCTACCTCCTCTAATAAATCTACTGCTTCTAAAAGAGCATATTCCGCTTGTAGTTCCTCAAAGCAATCTGCGCAAAGTTCTTCTTCAATGCTTTCTTTAGGTCTGTTAGCATTGTCGCTAAAATATCCTTCAATCGAAAATCCTTTAACCTTACCTGTTTTAACAAACTCATTCCAAACCTCATCGTTATTTACTTTTACAGAGACCATCCAAGTCCCCTTTGACATATTAAGGTTATATAATGCTGATTTGTCTTTCTGCTCGTCTTCTACAATCCAAGATTCAACCACAGACATACCTTTTAGGTTGTATTCGTGTTCTAATGTTGAATTATTCTGATTTCCTCTGCTCAAGAACAGTTGTGAGGCTTTTCTGACGGTATCTTCACTAAAGAAAATGTAATACTCGCCGTCTTGCTCGTCTCTTCTGTATATTTTCTTATTAGGGATTAGTGCAGGACCCATTAGAATGCGTTTCTCTGCACTTACCTCAGCCATCTCTATCTTATGCGACTTAAGCGCAATAAAGTCAGATTCTATGGCTGGCTCCTCTACGATTGATATAGCATCTACTCCCGAAAGCTCGCTATCTTCTTCTATAAATAATTCGTAAATCTCCATACAAGGATAACTTATTAGTTAACATTCGTTTTAGATTGATGCGCCTTCTACTATTCGTCTGTCAAGCTCCTGTGCGCTGCTTACATCAGAAGATACCACATAGGCCTTTAGTGGGTTTGCTGTTATACCCTGAATGGCTTGTGCTAACTGATTCTGATTAGAAGCGCCTACTACGTTAAATGTGGGGCCTGTTTGTTCAGATGTACCTAAGCCTGTTAATC